CCCGAACGCCGACCACGCGGAGAAGTCTCTCACAAAGAACCTCGTCGAGCGGGCCGGTGACGAGGAGTCGTTTGTCGAGATGATGGAACCGCGGGGGCACTCCGAGGAGGATGCCCGACGGCTGTGGGGGCACCTGCAGTCGCCGACCGACAAGGCACACAACCATGACATGACCAACGACACTGACGACCCCGACGCCCCGCCTCTTGACGACGTCGATGACGCCACGCTCGGCAAGCGGCTCAAGGGCCTACTTTTCGGAGGTGCCGACGGCGACGGCGACGGCGACGACACCGACAGCATCGAGCTGGTCGACGCCGACCCGACCACGACCGCAAAGGCACTGACGCTCGCCAAAGAGGGCCGCACGCTCTCGGAAGCAAACCGAGAGACGCTGATGGCGGCCCACGACGCCGTCGAGGCGGCGCTCGCGTCGGATATGGACTTCGAGACGAACCGGTTCACAGACAGCGACGAGCACGCCTTCGACGTTGCCCAGTATGGCGACTCCGAGGAGAAGGCGCTCGAAAAGCTCACCGAAGAGCAGGGCCAGCTCGTCGCCAACGCCGTCCAACGCTTCGTCGACGCGCAGGGTGACGCCACATTCGGGGAGTTCCGAGAATGGCTGTGGCAGACTGATGCGCTCGACGACGACACGGCCTTCGCTTCCGACGAGGCGGCGTGGGAGTTCGCGGAGTGGACGCGCGAGCAGCGAGAGAACGCGGCCGTCAGCGAGGAGTTCATCCCGTACGTGATGGCCGAGAGCGACACCGACACAGAGATCACGATGAGAAAAACCGACGACACCGACACCAGCGGAGACGCTGACACCGACAAGTTCGCCAACGCCCCCGAATGGGCGGAGGCGCTCAAGGAACAGGCAGACAAGAACGCCGATCGCCTCGCCGACCTCGACAAGACCGACGACGGCGACGCACTCGAAGACGCCCCCGAGTGGGCAAAGGCCCTACACGAGCAGTCCGAGAAGAACGCCGAACGGATCGACAAGGTCGCCAAGGCCAGCGCCGAGAGCGACCAGGTCGACGGCGCGGAGAAAACCAGCGAGGAAGATGACGAAGCGAGCGCGTTCAAGGCCGCGCTCGGAGGGGACTGAGCATGTCTGACCAAGCACGCACCGCGAACACCCAGAGCCTGCAGAAGAGCCCGATCAACACGACCGACCTCAGCGGCGCGCAACTCCCCCGAGACCTCTTCGAGGAGTTCATCGAGCGGGCCCAAGAGGAGAGCGAACTCCTCGACATGGTCCGCGTCGAGCCGCTGGCGCGAAAAGAGATGGCGAAGCCGAAGATCGGCGTCCCCGAACTCTCGGGTGGCACCCGTGCTGAAGACGGCAGCCGCCCCGAGACGTCCAGCGCCACCAGTGGTGCTGTCGAGTTCAACGTCACCGGTCAGTACTACTACATCAAGTACGACCTCAAAGAGGACGCCGTCGAGAACACGATGTCGGATGAGCAGGTCGCCAATCTCATCCTTTCGCACTTCGAGCGCGCGTGGGCCAACGACGTCCAGAACCTCGCGATCAACGCCGGGCGCACCGGTTCCAGCCTCCCGGGCTCACTCAACGACAAGTTCGACGGCTGGATCGCGATCGCCGAGGGCAACGACACCGCCTCGGACCGCATCGGGATCGACGCCGACGGCGAGACCGACGTCGACACGATGCCGACGTACATCCACACCGACACCGGGGACGCAGCGGGGACCGCCCAGCCGGTCAACACCGATCTGTTCAACTCGATGATCCAGACGGTCCCCGAGCGGTTCCGCGACGAGGACGATCAGGTCATCATGCTGAGCAAGTCCCAGCTCCAGGCGTACCACTCCGGGCTGACCGAGCGGAACGACGGGCTCGGCGTCGTGGTCCTGCAGGGAGACTCGGATGTTACCCCGTTCGGCTACGACATCGTCGGCGTCAGCTACTGGCCCGACGACATCGCGATGCTCATCAACCCCGACCAGCTCGCCTTCGGGCCGTACGAGGCCATGGAGATCACGCAGACCACCGACTCCGACAAGACGATGGACGAGGCGCTCCACTCGCGGACGTTGCTCGAAGGACAGTTCGACTTCCAGATCGAGGAACTGCAGAGTGGCGCACTCGCCACCAACATCCAGGCACCCTGATAACGGATGACTGAACGAGTCCGTCATGTTAGTGGCCCCGGCCGTCTCAACCACGGCGCTCTGTCGGGCGTGTCCACTCACGGTGACGAACACGAACTCGACGCCGACACAGCCGCGTACTTCTGTGACGAACTCGGCTACTTCGAGCGCACCGGCGAGGTCACGCTCGGCGAGGACGAGTACAGCGTCGAGTCTACCGACGTCGAAGAGGACCTCGAAGACCTGACCTACGACGAACTGCGGGATCTCGCCACCGAGGCCGAGATCGACGGGCGTGGGTCGATGAAAAAAGACGAAGTCATCGCCGCGCTGCGAGACCAGGAGTAAACTGAATGGCCGACCCAGAGCGATACCTGACGGTCGAGGAGCTACAGCGCGAGCTGCCGTTCCATTGGACCGACATCAATCCCGACCTGACCGAAGCGGAGTACGACCAACTACTTCAGGACGCACTCCGCAGCGAGTCGGCTCGGATCGAGCGCTGGGTCGACGTCGAGTTTTCGCTCACCCCAACAACCGAGCAACTCTCGCGCCCCGAGAGCGTCCCCGAGCGCGAACTCCCACTCCCCGAACGGCCGATCGAATCGGTCCAGTCGGTGACCGTTGAGACAACGTCGGTCACGGATCTCACCGAAGGCGAGGACTACGCCGTCGAGGAGACACACCTCGTCTTACTCAAGGACGCCGCAGTCAACGAGTGGCCGACTGAGTACCGCAGCATCTCGGTCGAGTGGACCCACGGCCACGACGGCGTCCCGGCCGATGTCGAAGAGGCGCTCGTCCGGCTGTGTCGCGCACGGCTCAAGCGCACCCAATCCGACGGTCTCGAATCCGAGAGCACTGGCGACGGCTCGTCGGTGAGCTACGAACCCGACGAGGTGATGCTCAGTGGCGTCTACGCGACGGTCGACGACTACGACGCGCCATCCTACTACGGAGGCTCGTCGGTCGTATGATCCCGAACCGTTGGACGCATCGCCTGACAGCCGAGCGGGAGACTGACAGCGCAGGCACCGACGAGTACGGCCAGCCGCTTCCCGGCGGCAGCGAGACCGTCATCGGAGACGAGCCCGTCCGTTACCGCCCAGAGTCAACCGAGTACGTCCGCACCGAGACGGGCGAGCGCGTCCAGCGTGCGGCGACGGTCGTCACACGCGGCCATCTCTTCGGCGAACTCCAAGAGGGCGACACGCTCGAACTTACGCCACTCGGCGGCGGGACAACCATCTCCGACGTGGGGGTGGTCGGTGTCGAACCGCAGTACGGCCGCCACAAACGACCGACGTCGCTGGTTATCGAGGTGGACGGGGTCTAACATGGACATCGACTTCCAGATCCAGAACGCGAAGGATATGCGTTCGATGGCCGAGCGCCTGCAAGAACTTCAGCAGGACGTCCAAAACGGGATCGACGCCGTCGCCGAGGAGATCGGTCTGCGGATCGTCGGCGACGCACGGCGTGGGGTCAACGTCGACACGGGGCGACTCCGAGCCTCGATCGACTTCGAGACCGAACGCGAAGGTGAGTTCAAGGCCACCGTCGCAGTCGGTTCGAACGTTGAGTACGCGATCTTCCAAGAGTTCGATAACCCCTACGTCCGCCCGGCGATTGAGGAGAACCGCGAGACGATCACCAGCCTCCTTGAAGAGGCCGTCGCCGAGGCGGCCGAGGAGAATAGCGCATGACACCCGACACATCCGACCGCGCCGATGGGCGAGTCCGTGAGCTGCGCGGGCTGACGCTCCAGCGGCTGCAGTCTCACGACGAGCTGGTCGCGCTCCTGGAGGGCGTCGTCGACGACGCGACGGCAGTCATCCTCCCGTCGTTCTCGATGAGCCGCTACCGAAACGACGACACCGCACCCGATCCGCCGGAGACGGCGCTCGCGGTGTCGGTCGTCACGGGCTCGTCAAGCCGACGCAACCTCAAGGAGGACGTCAACCTGACCGTCCAGGTCGAACACGAGTTCCGCGCGAACGTCCGCCCGTCGCCCGGCGGCGTGTCGTTGGGCGTGCTGCCGTGGCACGACCGCATCGCCGACGAGATCTCGGCCGTCATGACCACCCAAGTCGCTGGGTGGGAGGCCGAGGGCGAAACGGGCGGGACGCCCGAGCCGCTGTGGGACGACGACCGCAACCGGTACCGATCCGTCAAACGATTCGATATCGGCGGCTACGGCCGCTGATAGCAGTTAGCAGTTTCAGCAACATACACACATGTCAACAGTTAACCGAACCAACAACACCGAAGTCGAGAACAGCCAAGTCGCCATCATCCTCGCCGACGAGACGGGCACCGACCCGACGCGGACGGTGCTCGCGCTGGCGAGCAAAGACGACCTTTCGACGGCGTTCGACGAGTCCACCGAGGACTTCACGCCCAGCGCAGAACGCCAGACGCGGCAGTACCGCACGAGCCAGACGTTCACTGTCGAGGTCTCGTCGGCGCTCGCGGCCGACCTCGAAGCGATGACCGAGATCGGGCTGGCGAGCGACAGCGGAACCGACGGTATCGAGTTCTCGACGTCCACCGACGACCGCCGGATCGGCTTCGGCGAAGAGAAGTACGTCGAGATCGCCTACCTCGCCGACGAGCTCCCGAGTGATCTGAGCACGTTCGACGTCGTCGCCGACACCGAACTGCTCCACCGCTTTGGCGACTGCAAGCTCATGAACCCCGAGATCGACCCCTCCTCAACGCCGCCGATGGCGTCGTGGGAGTGGGCCGTCGAGGGCGAGAAGTACATCGACTACAACCCGGCCTAATCCTAATCCATGAGCACTGAAATCGCCAACCCCGAGGCGCTCGCCGACACCCGCGATGCGCTCAAAGCAAAGCGCCAAGAGCGCAAAGACGAACGTCTCGAACTGCAGGGGACGGCCCGCGACCTGTTCGTCGCCCGCAACGAGGACACCTTCGAGATCGAGGTCCACGGCAACGACATCGAGTTCTACCGGCCCATGTCGGCCCGGGACGTCGAACTCACGGGCGTCGACGAGGAGACCCGCGAGCGGATCGAACACGGCGCGGCACTCCTCGACGAGTTCGAGGCTCGGCAGCATCGACTCATGCAGGCGACGCAGTCTGACGACATGTCGTTCAACGACCTCATCGCCGAGTCGAAAGGTGGTGTCGAGCTAATGGCTGAAGTGCTGGCCGCCCACGCCGTCGACGAATCGCTGCAGGACGCCCGAGCGTGGCGGTCGATCTACCGCAACGACAACAAGCTCTCGGAGCTGTTCGAGGATTTTACCGCGGAGGGCGACGGCCAGTCCCAACAGGAGAAGCTCAACGCCTTGGAGAATCTGACCTCGGACAACACCTCTACGAGCTGAAGAAAGAGGTGGGGATCGACCCCCAAGAGTGGTACGCGATGGATCAAGCGGAGCAAATGTTTTGGACGAGCGCACACAATCAGCACGTAGAACATGTCACACCCGACAACCAACAGCGACACTGACACTGACGAGCGGAGCCAAGCAGCGAACAACCGGCTGTTTGCCGGGATCCTCGTGCTCGTTGGCGCTGTCGCGGCGACTGTCGGGCTGCTGTTCTGGCCCGCGCTGGTGGTCGCCCTCCTCGCATGGGGGCTGGCCGCCGTGGCCCTCGTGCTGTCGTTCGTCTCCGATGACGAGTAACTAACACATGCCTTTTGAGTCACTGACAGCAGTCCTCGACCTCGATAGCTCCGGCTTTGAGTCGGGTATCCAGGACGCCGAGGGGAGCATGGGGTCGCTCCAAGACCGAGCGGCAAGCACCGGCAAGTCCATGCAACGAGCTGGCGGCGCGATGACTGCCGGGGTCACGGCCCCGCTGGCGGCCATGGGTGCGATGTCGGTCAGACTCGCCGGCAACTTCGACCAGGCCATGCAGCGCTCGATTGCGGTGATGGGCGACGTCGACGGTGCGATGAAAGAGCGGCTCGAAGCGACCGCTCGCGAGGTTGCCAACACGACGACCCACTCAGCCCAGCAAGCCGCCGACTCGTACTACTTCCTCGCCAGCGCCGGCCTCGACGCCGCCGAGGCGATGGAAGCCATGCCGCAGGTCGCAGCGTTCGCGGAGGCCGGCCAACTGCAGATGGCCGAAGCGACTGACGTGGCGACCAACGTGATGTCGGCCTACGGGCGCGAGGCCGACGAGATGGCCTCGGTCACCGATACACTGACCGCGACTGTCTCGAACCACAACCAGACCATGCAGGGGATGGCCTCGGCGATGAGCACGGTCGCGCCGATCGCGTCGTCGCTCGGTATCAGCCTCGAAGAGACGTCGGCGGCCATCGGTCAGATGGGAGACGTCGGTATCCAAGGCGAGCGGGCAGGGACGGCGCTACGGAACGTCTTCTCGCAGCTCTCCGACGAGTCGTCGACGGTTTCCACTGAACTCAACGAGATGGGCGTGGCGACACGCAACTCGTCGGGCGGGATCGTCTCGATGACCCAACTCCTGTCAAACATGGAGTCGGCGGGCGTCGAGGCCGGGGATGCGGCCAAGGTCTTCGGGACCGAGGCGGGGCCGGCGATGGCCGCGCTCATGCAGCAGGGTTCGGATGCCCTGGCGCAGAACACCCAGCGGCTCGAAGACTCCGAGGGTGCGACCCAGTCGATGGCCGAGACACAGCGAGACACGTTGAACGCTGAAATGCAGATCGCGCGCTCGAACATCGAAGACGTCGGGATCGCCATCGGTGGCGACCTCATCCCGATGGTGTCGACGCTAACTGGCTACATCTCGACAGGGGCCGACCGGTTTCAGGACCTCAATGAAGACCAGCGCCGAGCGATAATCATCCTCGGCGGTGTCGCCGCAGCAATCGGCCCTGTCCTGCTCGTCGGCGGGACACTGCTGACGATGCTCCCGGCGATAGCGACTGGGTGGGGGATGGCAACCGGTGCGGCGAGTGGCTTTGCAGCCTCGCTCACTGGGGGAGTTGTCCCCGCGGCACTGGCGGCCAACGTGGCTCTCGGACCGATTACCGTCCCCGTGTGGGCGATCATCGCGGCCATCGGGGCAGCCATCGCCATCGGCTACGGGCTCTACCGCGCGTGGACGAGCAACTTCTACGGAGTCCGAGACACGGTCACCGACGCACTGGGGACGGTCAAAGGCTGGCTCGATGCTGCACCGGGGTGGATGCTACTCCTTCTCGGGCCGCTCGGTCAGCTGTACTACGCCTGGCGGGAGAACCTCTTCGGGATTCAGGATGTCACCGGAGACATCTTCGACTGGATCGGCTCGAAGATCGGCTGGCTCATCGACCAGATCGACGCCATCCCGGGGATCAACCTCGGCGATGACGACGTCGAGGTCGACGAGGGCGCTGTCGAAGCCGAGGGCGCGGCCGCTGGCGAGGCGTACGCGGCGTCGTTCGAAGGCGCAGCGCAGCCTGACTCCGCAGCCATGATGCCCACGGGCGTCGGCACGGGTGAAGCGATCAAAGGCGAGATGACGCCCGCGATCCGCGAGGCGCTCGAAGACGGTGTCGACGGCTACGTTTCGGATCCCGACGAGATCGAGGAGTCGCCGACCGAGATCAACGAGGCGCTGTTCGACGCGGTCTCGCGACAGCAGGGCGGTGCGACTGCAGAATCACTCGGTGTCTCCGAAGCGGAGTTCGAGACGCTCATGCAGCGCTTTGCCGGAAATGGCCGGTCGACGTCGTGGGCGCCGTCGGCCGACCTCGTCGCCGGCGCGAGTACCTCTGCGAGCCCCAGCGCTGGCAGTGCCGGGATGAGCACCCAGGAGTTCAAGACCGCGCTTCGGGAGGTCCTTGAAGGGCTTCGGTTGGAGACGCGACTCGAAACCGACCAGCGGGGGCTCGAACAGTGGATCGAAGACATCGCCGACGCCCAGATCGCTGAGGCAGGAGGTGCGCGGCCGTGACCATGCACATCTACGCCCTTGACTTGCCAGACCGAACCGTCTCGCTCGCCCCGCGCTCGGGTGGTCACGAGACAGCGACCGCGGCCGTCCTCGATGAGGGAACCTACGTCGAGTCCACCGGGGTGAGCGCGCAGTCGGTCGACGTCGACGTCCGGTTTGACGGCGACCGGCGCGCCACGTGGCAGGCGGACGCGCTCGAGACGCTCGGGAACAACCCCGCGATCGGCGTGCTCCCGCTCGGCGGCAGCACCCACGCCGGCGTCGACGGCTACTACGTCGCCAGTTCGACACGCCGCGACCCACGACTCGCCGAGCCTTCTGTAGCAGACCTTACAGCGAGTGACGCCATCGAATCGGTGACGCTCACCCTCGAACGAGCCGGGACGCGCAAGCGGCACGTCCTCGCCGTGGAGACTTCTCCGAGCCAGCCCGACCCCGGCCACCCGTTCGGCAACGACACCGACGCGATCGTCGGCATCCCCGCCGACGCTCGGCGCGTCCGGATCGTCGACTCGACGAGCTCGCCCACACAGCGCGAGCGTCCTGTGTCTGTGGAGACTGTCGAGGCCGAACACGGCGCCATCGATCTGTTCGACGCGCCAGCCGAGGCGATCGACGACCCGGTCTACCTGTACGACCTCGATTACTCGCTCCAGGGCGACGTTGACCTCGGCGTGTGGGACACGCACGGGCAGGCCGACCCGGTCGACGAGGACGGCGTCGTCGCGTGGGGGCGCGTGTTCGACACGGCACACGACTTCACCGGAAGCGTTGTAGTCGAAGACGGCTTGATGCGGATGATTGTGGACGAGCCGACCAACGCCGACGAGACGGCCACCCTCGACGTCGAGGCGTACGACGCCGGCGCCGACGCCTGGACCACGGTCGATCTCCCGGCGTACCCCGGCACGCTCGATACGGACTGGCAGCCGGCCGACGTCGATCTCGTGCACATCGGGCAGGCATCCGTGCGAGCACAGGTCGAGTTCGAAGCGGTGGCCGGTGTCGAGGAGGGCGACGTCTACGCGCTCGACGTCGAGCTGGAGCGCGGGCGTGAGGAGTTGGAGGTGTGGATCCCCGCATCGGTGAGTGATGCGATCCCGTCAGACCTGCAGGCGCTCCTGGAGCCGATCGCCTCGACGAGCGTCGTGGACAGTGGCGTAGAGCAGCGGCTTGTGGCGCGGACGGAGGTGAGGTTGTGACTATGGCACTCAACATCGACATCGGCGACGGAGCAGACGCGCTGGCACAGAATCAGTACATCGAGGCGCTCGGAGGGACCTACTGGATAGACGGCTGGGACGCGACGCTCGAGGCGGGCGACCTTGAGGTGGACATCGCCGCCGGAAGTGGGACAATCAACGGCGGTAACGTGTCTACAGGCGCGACACAGACTGTGGACTTCACAAGCGACGTGGATGGCACGGAGCCGCGTAAGGCCGTGATCAGCGTGGACGAGACGGGCATGGTGCAGAAGACGATCGGCGAGACGACCCCGCCGAAGCCGGTGGGTGAGTTGCGCTTTCGGACCTACGATCCCGCGCCGCCGCCGGCCGCGCCAGGCGTCGTGGTCGCGGAGGTGTGGCTCGACGCGGGTGTGGCGAGTTTGGAGAGCAGCGACGTGCGAGACCGGCGAGTGACGAATCAGGCTGCACAATCAGCAACGTCT